CTATATGAGTTCATGCAAACTGGTAATTAAAGACGAAGTAAACGTCAAATTTGAAAATCTTTCTCTAGAACATAGAAAGAGTCTCAGCAATAAATTTAAATTTGAAATACCGTATGCTCGACATCTACCTGCAGTTAAGCTAGGCAGATGGGATGGCAAAGTCAGTTTCTTTGGATTGGGTGGCAATACATATCTAGCTCTAGTGGGAGAAATATTACCTATACTGGAAAATGCAGGAGTGTATGTGGAATTAGAAGATCAACGAACACCACACAATTTTGAATTTAAATTAATAGATGAAAATTATCTATCTGATATTAACTGGCCCAAGAATCATCCCTGTGCTGGACAAGCTATAACACTGAGAGATTATCAAGTGGAAACCATAAACAAGTTTCTAGAAAATCCTCAATGTATTCAAGAGATTGCCACAGGAGCAGGCAAAACAATTGTCACTGCGGCTCTATGTAGATTGGTTGAAAATTATGGACGTACTTTAACTATTGTACCAAATAAAAGTCTTGTTACACAGACAGAAGAAGATTTTCTAGCTTGTAATCTAGACGTAGGAGTATACTATGGAGACCGAAAAGAATTAGGCAGACATAACACAATTGCTACTTGGCAATCATTAAACGTGTTGGAAAAGAAAAGTAGAGATGACGAAACTACAGCATTCCTTGAAGCTATAGAAAATATTAATACTATTATAGTGGATGAAGTACACATGGCGAAGGCTGATGTGTTAAAAAGAATGTTAACAGGACCGTTTGCCAAATGCGGCATACGTTGGGGACTTACTGGCACAGTACCGAAAGCAGATTATGAATTTTATGGATTAAAATGCAGCATAGGAGAAGTAGCGAATAAGATAGCAGCCAAAGAATTACAAGACAAAGGTGTGTTGGCACAATGTAATGTTAATGTGTTACAAACTCAGGACCATCCAGAATTTAAAAATTATCAAGAAGAATTAAAATGGTTAACCACCGATGAAACTAGAATGTCGTGGATTGCAAAAACCATTGAAGATATTGCAACCACAGGCAATACAATGATTCTAGTGGATAGAATATCTGCTGGAGAATTGTTAGAAAAGAAAATACCAGACAGTGTGTTTATATCTGGGTCTACGAAAAATACCGAGAGAAAAGAACACTACGATGAAGTTTCTATAGCACAACATAAAGTTATTATTGCCACCTATGGTGTGGCTGCTGTGGGAATAAACATACCTAGAATCTTTAATTTGGTATTAATAGAACCCGGCAAGAGCTTTGTGCGTGTGATACAGAGCATTGGCAGGGGTATAAGAAAAGCAGAAGACAAAGATCACGTTAACATATGGGATATAACTTCCAGTTGTAAATTTGCAAAAAGACATCTTGGGCAAAGAAAAAAGTTTTACAAAGAGGCCAATTACCCGTATAATATAGAAAAGATAGATTATGAAAATCCTTACATTAGAAAATAAGACCTACATACTAGAAAAAATACCAGAATATGTAGATGACAAATTAAGATTTGCAGTGTTGGATAACTCTAATCCAGCTGATCCAGATTACTTCTTTATACCGTTAATATTCTTAGAATCATTCAATGCTCCTGCAGCAGTGCTACAGATTGGACCTTATAAAATTAAGATGCCTTTGGATTGGAAAATGATTATAGGAGATCCCGAACAGGGAGAATTACATGTGTTGCCATTGACCAGTTTAAACGACCGAGGATTCAATGCGTTTATTTTTAATCCTATATCGGATTCTAAACCCAGTTTCGCTGAAGTGGACATAGTGGACATATATCAAGAAGTTAAGTGGTACTTCCCAAAAATTAAATCAGGGCAGATATTAGCAGTGCCTCTTACAGATGATGACAATCCTCCCTGTGCTTATTTTGTCAAAGACATATCTAGACAATCAGAGTTCATGGATTACGGCTCGGTATGGTAAAAATAAAAGACAATGTGGTTCGTATGGAAGCACCAGTTATCTTGGTTCCGGACGAACAAGACCGAGAGATACCTGTGTTGATGAATCGACACTACATTACATGGATTACGGAGCATGCTAAAAAAAAGAAATTAAGCATACAGGGCTATCAGTTGAAAGGCAAGAACATAGAAATAACTTTTAAAAATCCTAAACATGCATCAGTGTTTGCACTAACATGGAGAGAAGATGAGTGAAGAAAAGAAAAAAAAGTTTTTTGAATTAAGGAATGGTATGAAAGCCATAGACTTTCGTAACAAAGATTATTACGATAGAATAGACGACCATGAAAGATCGTTGTACAGTCCATACATGATCATGCGTTATGCTTCTGCGGTATCAGGCGATAGATTTTTTCAAGAACATTATGTGGAAATGATTAATGAGTTTGTTAATAAACATCTTTTTACATTAAGCAGCAAACATAAAAAACTTTGCTGGCAGTTGACTTCCATGTGTGGTGGATTGAAACAACAGTTCCATCCATGGATCAAACCCATGAAGAAAACTCCCAACAAGTCTTTACAAACTCTTATGGACATTTATCCCAACACCAAACAATCAGATCTAGAAACATTGGATAAACTCATAACCGACAGCGAACTAGAACAACTGCTAGAGGATCATGGAAAACAATCTTAATACCTGTACGTTTTGCGGCAAGAGTTTTACAAAAGAAAGAACTCTACAAGTTCACGTGTGTGAACCTAAACGAAGACATCTGCAGAAGAGTGAGAAATGGGTGCAGAATGCTTTTATGGTGTTCCAACGATTTTATGAAGTACATCAAAATAATAATAAACCCAAAACCTATGAGGACTTTTGCAAGAGTGCATACTATAATGCTTTTGTAAAATTTGGCAGATATATTATGCATATCAATCCTCTATATCCAGAAAAATATGTTGACTATGTGATACGTTCAAGAATTAAATTAGATCATTGGGCAAGAGACGATCTCTACGAGGCTTATCTCATAGACACTCTTAAAACAGAACCTGTAGAAGCAGCTCTCACAAGATCTATACAAACCATGATGGATTGGGCAGAAGAACAAAATGTGCAATGGGCAGATTATTTTCGTTTGGTTAATACTCCACGAGCAGTACAACATATACAAACTGGCAAATTATCTCCGTGGTTAGTGCTTGGTTGTTCTGCTGGTAAGAAAATGTTAAAATCATTTACAGACGAACAATTACAAATGATACAAAGATTTATTAATCCAGAGTTTTGGTCAAACAGATTTAAAACCAATATGGCAGATGCTCTATTTGTACAGGAGACAGCACGGGAGGCCAAAATTGAGTAATAAAGTTAAAATGGAAGAAGGCATAGACGTGGCTGATGGAGATTGTATTATAGTGATCAAAGAAAACGGATCTATTGGAGAAGTGATTCTGCCAGAAGTTAATAATCCTGCACAAGAGAGCAAGGGTTATAAATTGACGTTGGATGTATTAGAATTTATTGACAAAGAAAAAGGTGCATTAATAAGATCGGAAACTAATAGAAAGAAATACAACTAATGCCTGATGTAGATATAGATTTTGCAAATAGAGAACACGCATTGAAGTTATTCAAACATATGCCTGCAGCTATCATCAAAGACGATGATGTGGAGAAACACAAAACTGGTGTGTACTTTCAAGAAGTGCCTGTGGATCCTATTAATAATTCTTGTAGTCTTGATTATAAGAAGGCAGAAGAGCGTGGATATTTTAAAATAGATTTATTAAATGTAAATCTATACGAAGGCATAAAAGACGAACAAGAATTAGTAGAATTAATGTTGGAAGAACCAGACTGGGACGTGCTGAAAGATAAAACTATTGTGGATCAACTGTTTCATATCAATGGTCATTTTGATATAGTATCTAAACTGGAACCAAAAAATATAGAACAGTTAGCAGCAGTGTTGGCAATTATAAGACCTGCCAAAAGAAACCTTATGTACAAATATTGGTCAGAAATATTAAAAGAAGTTTGGCTTAAACCCAAAGACGACAGTTATTTTTTTAAAAAATCACATGCTGTGGCATACGCTCAAGCAATTGTGGTACAGATGAATTTAATAAAAAGAAATAAAAATTAAACAGGTCGACGCATTAACTGTATAGTTCTGCGTTTGATTCTTTTCTTAGATATATCTTCTAATCTTACAACAGGTCCGTGTACTATTTTTATATCTTTGCTGGATAGAGTTACTACTGTTGGTTTAAAATAAGCAAAATCTTTTTTTAAAAATATGTTAATTGGAATTTTTCTATTAGATTCCCACCACCAAGTTTCGCCTAGTTTTAAGAATTTCATTTTATCTGCTGGTAGCATAATTCTACCATAATCATAGAAGCTGGTTACGTGGCTGTCTTGGTTCTGTATTATACCCACATATTCTAAGTCGCCTTTGCGTATAAGCGATAAGAATGGGAACTTGGTCTTTAGGGTTTCAAAAATTTCATTCATAGTATATTCAATAAATACAGTGAGCAATGAACTATGCAAACTGTATCAAGGTATTTACTAAACAATGTGGTAATTGTATACACATCTGGTTATCATGGAAGGAATTCTACGGTGTACGATAGACGAATAAAGCTGTATAAAGGAGTATCAAACCCACTCTCTTTTACGTTTAAAAACGAAGATCAAAAAGCACAGGATATCACAGCTAAAACCTACGAATTTAACCTAATTGATTCTGAAACTAAACAATCAGTTGTAAC